CGCCGAACCACTACTGGAGCGTTTGACTAGACTAGATGTTGACATGTCTAGGAGTCGTTTTCGTGTTACTACATTGAGGCCGGATTCTGACAATCGCCTCCCCTCGGATCGATGCGTTAAGCTTGCTTCTAAGGCTCTACAGATCGAGGAATGCAGTCTAGTCATGGAGTCCATGCTCCATAGATTTTCGCGCAACGTCACACTGGCTGTGATTGCTGCGTCTTCAGTAGTGACTGCCATTTGCCGCCATCCTTGGCTTGCTATGTTGGGCCTTCCTCTGGGGTACGTTGCCAACCGGCTGTTGGCTCCCCAGATCGCTGAGTTCACTCATGTCCCTGTTATGACTTCTGAGATAGTGTCGAGCACTACTCAGACAGCATATAATCCTGTTACTATCGATTCTTTGCTTAACACAGCTCGTGGTCCGTTGCCCATTCCTTCTGATTTGGTCGCCACATTAGCTGCAGGGACTGCTCGCGCTATTGAGTGTGTTCATTTTTTGGATGCAATGCACCGTCCACTTCTAGCTGGCTACGGTGCAACATGCCACACACCCGTCACCAGCGGATTCTGGTGATGGGAGCTAGAGTGAATGAAGTGCCCATTGCCCACCCCACATCTTATTCCGCCGATGTGAAGGTGACGGTGTCGGCTAAAAGACGCCGACGAATGACCAGACGGTTTACATATCGACAGTTGCCATATGGGTCTGTCCCCTGTATGGCGCCTATTTCATGGGACAGTAATGATAAGCTAACTCAGGAGGAAGGTCTCAAAACGCGGATGGCTCGGGTGTTGCCTGTGGCAAAGCCCGAGTTTTATCCAGCATTTGAGGCTCATGTTCTTGCCTTCTGTAATCGCTATCTTCGCCCTTTGTCAGAAATTCCATCCTTTGATCAGTGGTGTGATGGATTAGAGGCTCCAGAATGGCGGCGTTTGCAACTGCGCGCCGTTCACACTGACATGCACGGACGGCTCCCTTCGGAGCACGAGAAGCGACATGTTGCTAGTTTTACTAAACTTTGTAACTTTCCCGTGTATAAGCACTGTCGTGGGATCAATCCCCGATGCGATGCCGTCAAGGTCTTTGCAGGGCCTTGGATAAAGGCTATTGAAAAGTGCGTTTATAAGTTGAAATGGTTTGTTAAGCATACTCCAGTGCCGGATCGTCCCGCACTGGTTGAACAATTGAAAAAGGCCGGAGCCAGGTATTTTGGCTCAGACTTCAAAGCCTATGAGTCTCACTTCATTAAGCCATTAATGAATTCTTGTGAGTGTGTGTTGTTCAAGTATATGCTTCAGGCCTTCCCTGATATCGCATGTGTGTTGTGCGATATAGATACCGGAAAGAACATCGGCCGAACCCGCGCTGGCGTGCAGTTCATTGCGGAAGCCAGACGTATGTCCGGGGATATGTGGACGTCCCTGGCGAATGGGTTCTCAAATCTGATGCTTTGGTCCTTCCTCTGTGAGAAGAAGGGCGCCGTTTGGGATGGGTTGGTTGAGGGCGATGACGGCTTATTTGCTGTCTATGCCGGGGAACCGCCAACTGTCCAAGATTATGCCGAATGTGGTATGACCATTGATATAAATGAGTTCAGGGAGCCAGGGCACGCATCCTTTTGCGGCATCGTTTCTGCCGATGGCTGCAATATGCGTGATCCATATGAGTTTTTGCAGAAATTTGGGTGGACGTCGTCTTGCCTCCACGCCGGGGATCGGATAATGTACGAGCTGTTGCTTGCTAAAGCCTTGTCCGCTATCTATGAAATGCCGCAGTGTCCTGTGGTGTCTCCTATTGCGCGACGCGCATTGCAGATAGCTGAGGCTTGGCTTCGAGATCACAAGTTCGCTCGCACCCCACGCTTCGAGGTTGATGGTTATCATAAAGCGCCGCCCAGCGCATTTCAAGTACCTGAATACGCCCCCTCTACGACTTTGCGGGAGGGTTTTAATCAGTTGTACGGAGTTTCCATAGCCGCACAACTTGAAATTGAATCTAAAATCATAACAAAGGCTGATTTGGGATTCATATCTAACTACATTTATTGGACCGACACTGAGAATCGCCGTCGCTGTGGAGTCGCGCCGGACGATGTTCATTTCAGTTCGAGATTTATTGTACATGTGTAGTTAGATTGTCTTAATTTCCGGGTTGCAAGACATTAAACATGCT